CCTTGTGCTCTTTTTAATTGATCTGGAGTAGGTGCGCCTTTCTCACCTTTCTTTCGCATTTTTTCTCCACGTTTTCTTTTCATGTGAATATTATGCCAAAGACCTTTTTCTTCTAATTCAGTTTCCTCCTTAACAGGTTTCATTGAGCCAGAACGTAACTTATTATAGTTTTTACTTAAAAATCTTTCTGCTTTACCTTTATCAGTAGTTACTAATATTTCTTTTTCATCTTTATCTAAAACTCTATAATGCATTACTCTACGACCACGAACATCTTTCTTTATCATAGAAACATATGGCTTGATACCTTCTTCAATATCAACTTCTTCAAACATTTTATTCAATATTTTATGATAACCTTTAGAACCCATTGTCTTTTCTAAATTTTGTATATCTTTCTTTTCTTTAGGTGTTAATAAAGTAGTCTTATCTAATATTTTTTTAAGATCATTTAAACTTTTCTTTTCATCAAGTTCTACTTCTTCAAACTTTTGAAACTTTCTAGTAGTAACTAATTTTGCATAGTCTCTTACTTGACCTGGTGTTTTAATATTAAATGTTCTTTGTGTGTGTATTTGTGCTGCATTGTCGGGGCCTTGTGTCCAATCATCTACATCAGTAATTTTTGGTTGACCTGGTGTCTCAATTGGCAACTTTCTTTTCTTATCTTTCTTTTCATCTTTTTCAGTTTCGTCTTGTTCATCTTCAACGCTTTTTTTCTGTGCGTCTTTAGCTGAATTGATTTCTTCTTCAAAAGATTTAAAAGATTTTAATTCGTTAGCATTCTTTTGTAATACTAGTTTCTTCTTATCAACATCTTCAACTTGTAATTCGCTGTCAATATTGTTTGCTGGTGTGATTTCATTTAACCATGCTTTTTCTACACCACCATCTTCCATTTCATATTGTACATAATTTGGTCCACGTTTAATAATCTTACCAACATTTCCGTTGTTATTGTTTTCAACCATATCACCCATATTAAATACTTCATTGTTGTGATAATTTTCTCTTATCATTCTCAATTCATCATCTTCTGGTGCCATCGCCTCATTCACTCCCATACCTTTTTTTAAGTCTTTAAATAATTTCATAGCGTCCTTCTCCTTGGTGCCTGATATCAGTCCTTGTTTGAAACTTGTAAAGTCGTTTACAGAAGCAAATGCTCTCATCTTGCTCGCACTCATGCCTTTTGCACCAGTGGCGTCTGCGTCTCGTTCTCCTGCACTTACAACATTTACAGTATCAAAGTTATAATCTGTACCATTATATTTTTTAATTAGCTTTTTAAATTCAGCAACTCTATCACTACCTGCAATCATATAGACATCTGTATATTTTTTATCAAATCTATTTTTCAATATTTCCATGAATGTACGTTCAGTTCCAATAGCTGGTAGTATAGTTATGCCTCGTGGATATACTTTCTTTAAGTATGCCACTTTTTGTTTTACTGTCAAAGGATTTTTAACTTTATCCTGACTTGCACTCACATATAGCACAGGTAAGCCTTTAACCCTTTTTGCTATAGTAATAATTCTTTCTATAAGTTTTTGGTGTCCAATAGTAGGTGGATTCAATCTACCAAATGCAAAAACAACAGGTTGTGTTTTACCTGTATCTTTTTTTAATAATTCTTTAAGCGTTTTCATTTGATATCCTTACTCGTAATATAGGTTTATCGTTTATTGTTATATCACCTTTATCATTCTTGCCTATCTTTTTTACTTTGATAGGTTTGTTTTTAAACTTGCCACCTTTGACTACATCACCTACTTTAATTGGTACGTTGATGTCTTCAATAGCTCTATCTCTAAATCTTGGTTCTCTACGATTAATTGTTGGGTCTTCGTTTCTAAGATTATCTGGATCATTGTTCATAGGATCATTATCTTTGTGTCCTACATCTAATCCTTTTACTGCCTTATCACCCATAACTCTACGTGCTTTGTTTCTAGAAGAACGTCTGGCAATCTGTTCTGGTCTTTTATGATATCTTTCATATTCCTGTGTATAGTTTCTTGCTTCAAATGCTGCTTGTTTCTTTTCTAATTCTTTTCTCATCCACATTTTTGCTACATGATTTGTTATAGGTTTTTTAACTATTCTTGAAACCATCTTGTATGCTTTCGCCAGAACATCATCATTTGCTTTATTATTATCAACAACATAAAAGTTTTTCATACCAAATAGCATTTGTAACTTACCCATGTTTCGTTGTATTTGAGCATGACTTTTTTTCGCAATATCAATTGGTACTGTTCTATCTCTAGAAGCATTTCTTGCCAAGGCGACTTCTAAGCTTGTATTCACAAACACCATATGGCAATCGTAACCTAATCTTTTCAATGCAGCTAATCCTGTTTCTATTTTAGAAATATCTCGTGCGGTACTATCAATTACTAAACCTAATCTACTTTGTATATACAAATCTAAACCTTTTCCTGTTAATGCTTTTGATTTTGCTCTCATTTTATCTCTAAAATATTCTTCTTCTGGTGGCATGTCTAACGACAATCCTGCTTTCTTTAATGACCTTTCAAATGCATTATCTGAATTAACATTCTTCAAACCAAGACCACCTGTAATTCTTTTTGTTACATAACTCTTACCAGAACCTGGACCACCTGCAAGAAAGAATGCTTTGAAGATACCTGGGTCATATAAACCTTCTTGTATGATAAATCTTTCTATCATTTCTTTTCCCAATTCTTTGCAGCCGTAAAGTTTTGAATACTAAACTCTAATCTATCTACAAGTTTTACTGCCTTACCTTTTTTATCTACTGCAACGTATCCTTCTGGATTTGTTGCAACCATACCTTTTGGTGTAATCTTAAATGTGCCAATACTTTTTGCCTTGTTTAGTTTTGATATAATTACACCTTTTGCTGTCTGTAATGTTTTATATGTAGCACATGCAAAGTAAACACTTTCATTATGATTGTCAATGAATTTTAAACCTGTATCTTGTATTACTTGATATTTTTCTTTTGACTTTTCTGTTTTTACTCTATCTATTTCTTTCTGTGTTCTTTCTTTATAAAACTCTCTAAATTTACTTGCTGTTTCTTTTGTGCTTGGTAAATCACTTGCGGCACGAATGAAACTATTTAAATATGTTTTTAATTGTACACCTACAGATAAAGTATTCTTTTCTGTTTTTACTTTATTTAATAATTCTTTTGATTTCTTTAACGAACCAGACGCCATGTTTATAGTCTTTTGCAATTGTTGACTTTCACCTATTGTCATTAATGCATTACCTGATACATCTTTATAACTTGCGTCATCATACCAAACGTTAGGTGTTCTTCTTAGTTTAGAAACATTAGCACCAAACTTAGCATTTAGTTTATCAAAACTTCTACCTTTATATGTTGTATGGAATATTATACCTAGTTTACTTCTTGTTATCTTTTTACCAAATGGCGTATTCTCTGGTACCATGTAAACAATAGTATTTGGTTGAAATGAAATCATTGCTTCTTGTTTACCTGAAGGATCTTTATATGCTGTTTTCTTTTTTGTTGAATTGGTAAACATTAAATCACCTTGTAGTATTTCTTTCATACCTAAACCAGAAAGATATTGTAAACACTCTCTTAAAATATTTGCAACTGGTCCTTCGTGATTGTTTCTTATATCTTGTATTGTATAATTTACTTTAGGTGTTTTGTTAAATACTGATTTTGTGCCTACAAAAAATTTACCATTTTCAGGACTTGGTCCACAAACTATTGCTGGTGCGCCATCCCACTTTGTAGTAACATTTACTTTACTTGTGCTATTACCTGCCAACATACCATTTAATGCTTCTAAAAAAGCAATAGCATTTTTACCACCTTCAAAACCATTATTGATTATATCATCTTCTAGATGTTCTAAATGTGTATTCTTATCTTCGTTTAATAGTTCCATTAGAATTTTATAAACCTCTTTACTGATACATCAGGTATCATACCTAAAAATTTAAGCATTTTATCTACACCTGCTTGTATAAAACTTTTTGCTTTATCTACAACTTTTGTAAATACAGATTTTACTTTTGTTTTAATTACATCTATGATACCCTCATCTAAAGTACCATACCATTCTTTTGAGTAATCTTCTTTTTGTCCTGCCATACTATCTACGATTAAAGATACAACTGACCAAAAATTATATTCACCAGTTTTTTCTCCACCTGCTTTTCTTGAACTTGTTTTAAATCTTGCTTGTAGTTTCATGGCGTCTGCAATCTTTTTACAATAGCCATCATCATTTACACTTTCTATTTTAACAGTAGTGCCAGCATGATTAGCCACAACCATAAATTCAGCTGCACTATTACTTGCACGCCCATACTTTTCGTAACCAGACATTGCTTCTCTAGCAAATGCAATTTTAAATTTTTCTGACTTTTCAAATAAACTACCTAATTCTACCATACATTCTTTGTGAGCTTTTTCTGCTTTATTCACTACTGGATTATCACCTTTTTTAATAATAGGTCTTAATTGTCCAGGTGCCACGGTGCTTGTAACAAATTTATTAAACACAGCATTTGTCTTTTTAAATTGTTGTGATTTTTTTAATGCAGGTGTTGATTTCAATGCAGCATAAAATGTTGCTGTACTCTCTGCCTTGCCTCCTGACATTAATTGAGCCATACCTATCTTTAGAGACAGTCTTTTATTACCTATGAGTATATCTGTTTTTGGAGTGGTGTCTGTTGCACCATATAACTTCCAGAACGGAGTTAGTTTTGATTTGGCACGACCATATTGTTCTGCCTTAGCATTCTTGTTACCAAATTTTTTTGCGATTGCAGCTGCAATGAGTTGACCTGCTTTTAATGCAGCCTTTTCTTTTTGCAACATTTTATAGACATCAGGACTAATACCAGAAGACGCAAGGTCTAGTTTCTTGCCATTATTCTTATGCCAACCAATAACTATAGCTGCTTCATAATCCTCTGCTTTTAGTTTTGCTTCCTGTAAACTTACAGGTTCGTCTATGAAATCTTTAAATCCCCTCATCATTACTCCCATTTATATACTAAAGTAACTATTTAGTCAAGGAGAAACTTAGGAAGACCACCATTTACCTTCCATATCTGATTTTTATTGTGCCAATCTGCAAATTCTTTTGCTTTTTCTCTAAATTCAAAGGTTTTAACAACCATAGGCTTACTGTGTAGAGAGCAAATACCTTGTATTACTTCAAAAATATATTTCTTATTTTTCTTTCTAGTTTTAACAGTATATTCTAGATTAGAATTGGAAGTCTTGGAACTTCTTATATTTTTCCTCGGCGCTGTCTTCTTGCGTTTCTTTAAGGTTATGTTCGACATATTTGTTCTCCTTTGGTTGTATTAAGTTTTGTGCTTGTTGTTCAATATCAAACAGTTTCATTCTTGTACGGTCTACACCAATCATAAACTTTCTATTCATGGTTGGATCGTTATATCTGTTCTTTAATTGTTTGACAAGCATTTGCCCTGCCTTTTCTAGTTCTTCACTAGAGATCAACGCAAACATAAAGTCTGCTGTTGCTGGAAGCCCGAAGGATTCAGAGGT